ACCCCATGATCCCCGCCAAGCCCGTCGAGAAGGGCAAGGACAGCGTGGATATGGGCATCTCGATCATCAACGCCGAGATACGGGCCGGAAAGCTCTTCTTCGTCGAGAAGGGGTGCCAGGACCTCCTCCAGGAGCTGGACACGCTGCAGTGGGACGAGAAGGCTTTCGAGGTGGGCAAGAGGGCCGTAAAACAGGGCATGCAGGACCATGCCATGGACAGCTTTCGGTACATGTCCACTAAGGTTAGGCTAGGCGACATCGGCGGCTTCGTCGTCGACGACAGCTTCGAGAAGGGCTCAGACAAGCACTACGAGCAGCTGCGCGAGAAGGCGAAGAAGCAGGCCTTCAACCAGCGGAAACCAGAGCCAACCTGGGTAAAGATGGGGCGATGGAAGCGTCCAGGGCGGAAATAAACTCCTCCAGCTGCTTCATCGCCGTGATCTGCACGTGCCGCGGGGTGTCCTGAGATTGCGAGGCGACTACGGCCTTCGCAAGATTGTACAGATTTGTGCAGTCTTCCATGGTAGTACGCAGAACGGGGGCCACCTGTCCCGAGTGGCCCCCTCAAAGTCCGCGGGCTCTTCGCTGGACGTCATGCCAGGTGAGCCGTACTACTAGGAGGAATGGTTCCTCTTGGTAGTACATACATTATAATCGATCTGGGACCGCGTGTCAACCACTTTCGCTACTAGTTAGATGCCTGATCAAGATTTTTTGGAGTCGAAGGCGTGGTGGGAAGAGAAGACGAAGCCAAAGGCGCTGAATCCAGCCCTGGGCATCTTCAAATACTTCGCAGATCACGACAAGAACAGGCTCGCCGCCTACAATGCGTATTCCCGGATCTACCTGAACCGGGACATCGACGACAGCGACTACCTGGCCAACTACACGGCCGCCTGGAACACCGAGGATAACGCCTTTTCCCGCGTCCCGGTCAACCTGGTCAAGGTCATGATCGACTCAGCCACGGCTCGGGTCACCAAGCAGAACCCCCGCCCTGTGTTCGTCACCAATGGCGGCAACTGGAGCCTCGCCAAGAAGGCGAAGCAGATGCAGAAGTGGGTCGAGTACTGCGAACACTACACCGGTCTGCGGCCCCTGAAAAAGGCTGCAGCGGTAGATGCTGCCCTTTATGGAAATGGCTTCGTCAAGACGTGTCCCCACCCGGCTGTGGACGAGGTTACGAACGGCCGCGTGCATCCTGCCGACATCTTCGTCGACCCCATGGAGTCGAGCGCTGGAGCAGACGTCACCCACATGTACCAGCGTGCCTACGTGTCCCGTAGCCGCCTGATGAAGATCTTCGCCAAGCACAAGGACAAGATCCGACGTGCAGGTAACATTTCCGACGAGGACAGCTACAAGTTCCGACGCCAGGACCAGCACAACCTGGGTACCATGGTCGAGGTGGTCGAGGGCTGGCGCCTTCCGAGCTACCACGGCGCGGGCGACGGAAAGCACATCATCTTCGTGAGCAACCAGGTTCTCGTGATCGAGGACTGGGAGCACGACGAGCTGCCCTTCAGCTGCATGAAGTGGAAGGACGACCCCACCATGGGCTTCTGGGGCGTGAGCCTCTGTGAGGAGCTGCTGGGTCTCCACTACGACTTCAACCACTCGATCACGAACATCGAGACGTGCATCGACAACATGCCCACCCCGTTCATCCTGGTCCCCGAAGGCGGCAACGTCAGCGAGGGTACGCTGGGCAACGTGAACGGGATCATCATCAACTACTCTGACGAAGCACCCAGCTTCCAGCTACCCCCAAGTGTCCCGGCAGACGTCGTCGACTACATGGAAGGCCTCTGGCAGCGGGCGCTGCAAGTCAGCCGCATCGTGTCCCTTGGCATGCCCGACACCACGGGCAATGGCCTTGAGACCGGCCAGGCCGTGCGGGACTTCAACGACATCCAGCAGACTGAGCTGGCGCCGCAGTACGAAGCCTTCGAGCGCTTCAACGTCGACGTGTACCGGGCCCAGGTCCGTGCGGGTCGTGACATCTACGCGCGCAACCCCGCCTTTTCCGTCGTGCTCCGCAAAGACAAGTACACGATCGAGGACGTTGACTGGTCGAAGATCGACGCTGACCCGAAGAAAGATTCCTTTATTATCCAAGTCTTTCCGGCAAGCATGCTTTCCCAGTCCCCCGCGGGACGCAAGAGCGACGTGCTCGACTTCTTCAACGCCGGCTGGCTCGACACGGGTGAGGCAATGGCCCTCCTCGACTTCCCCGACATGGATCGCTTCAGTAGCCTGAAGAACGCCAACAGAGATAACATCGAGCGGATCATCGAAGAGATGCTCGACGACAACGTCTATTCACCGCCAGAGCCGACACTTGACCTGCGGCTTGCGATGATTATGACGACCATGCACATCAACAAGGCTCAAGCGATGAGCGTCCCAGAAGAGCGAATCTCAAATCTACGACAGTTCCTACGACAGGTCAAGTCGCTCAACGACAAGTCTGAAGAAGCCACCATGATCAGAGCACAGGGCATGGGGCCCGGCCTGGCTGGAGGCCCGCCGGCAATGAGCCCGGACGGATCAGCTCCGACAGCGATATAGGAACAACATGACCGAAGAAGCAGTAGAGACAGTGGCACCAGTAGCAGTCAGCAGACAGGACGCGATCGCAGCAGCGAGCGCAGCCGCAGACGTTGACGCCCCCGTGCTCACCGCCGAGGACGTCGCAGGCGAGAAGCCCGCGGCCCCCGACGCGCAAGCCGACCGTGAGTTGGTTGCCCCCAGCATCCGCGAGTTCTTGCGAGCCCAGAGGCCCGCAGAGCCCACCCCCCAGTCCGCTCTTGAGAAAGAGATCGGAGACCTCCGCGAAGCCCTCGACGGCATCGCCGGAAAGAACGTCCCCCAGGCGACCGTGGAAGAGACCATGCTCGCAAAGCTGGAGGCCCTTGAGAATCGCTTCGTCACGCAAGAGCAGCGTGACGCCGAGGCGGCCGAGGTAGAGGCCTACAACAACCGCGTGCGTACCATGCGGGAAGGCGCGATCGCAAACATCGACGCAATGGCCGACAAGTTCCCTGGAGTCGTCGCCCTTGAGCAGCAGGAGACCGCGTTCAACGCACTCGTGCAGCGAGAGAACGAAGGCACCGAAACTAGTGAAGTGGAAATAGCGAGCGAGATGGAAGCGGGCTTGCGCGAGGTCTACGCGACCTTGCACAAGGTGTACGCGACCGATACCCCTAGTGAAGATCAGCAAGTCAGCGAACCCAAGGTTACCCTAACGCCTGCTCTCTCAAGTACCGAAGAAGCGCCCGACCTCGAAAAGATGTCGATCGCGGACCGGAAAGAATACTTGTGGAACAAGCATCAACCCAACAAATCCTAACCCCACAAGGAGCCTAATACAATGGCTGCTACAACTCGCTCGAACTACGAAAAGTTCATGAAAGAGCTGTACCGGGGTTCGTACGTCGCTGATCTCACCTACGACACGAACGCGGTTCTCGCTCTCCTCCCCAAAAACACCAAGACCGGTGGTACCAAGTACATCAAGCCTGTCCGTTACTCCCACATCACAGGTCGCTCAGCCCTCTTCTCGAAGGCTGACGCCAACATCGGCCCCGCTGGCCGTTTGCGCTGGGAAATGGACTGGACCGATCATTACGTCAAGGCCGCAGTGGACAACAAGGCTGTTGTTCTCTCACGCCAGGGCGGGGACGCGGCTTTCCGTGCCCTCCTGACGGACGAAGTTGACTCGGCGCATAGCGCGTTCGCCAACGACGTTGAGATCGAACTACATGGCGACGGCACGGGTACCCGCGGTGTTGCAACTGAAGCCTTCGCGGCGACCCTCGCGGGTCACGTCGGAGTAGGTGCCGGCCAAGCCTCCAACTTCAATGTTGGCGACGTGGTTGTCTACACGGATGCGTCTGACGCCATCCAGGACGCAGGCGAAGAGCAGATCGTGACCGAGGTCAACCGTGACCTTGACCTGATCGGCCTCGACGCTGACTGGTCGGGAACGATCGCCGCTGGCCACAAGATCATCCTCTCGGGTGACCAGGGCGCCAAGGCGAACGGCTTCAAGGCATGGTTGCCTGGTAGCTCCGTTGCCGCGACTGCGTTCAACAGTGTTGACCGCTCCGTCGACCCCCAGCGTTTGGCTGGTAACGACGGCGTCAAGGGAACTCTTTCGGGTCTCCTCGTGACCGACTGCCTTGTGCAGACGTGTGCGAAGATCGCTCGTCAGGGTGGCAAGCCCAACCTCGCGCTTCTCGGCTCGGGTGACTTCGCTGACCTCTGTCTTGAGACGGAAGCCCGCGGACGTTACGCCAAGCTCGGCGCGACCGAAGGCAACATCTCGTTCTCGGCTCTGGAAATCCAGACCGGTGCGGGCGCCGTTCCCGTTGTGGCAGACCGTCACACCGCGGACGACGAGGCCTTCATCCTTGACACGCGAGCCATCGAGCTTTACTCGGCTGGTCCGGTCCCCTCCCTCTTCAACGAGGACGGATCGTTCTACCACCGCACCGAAGCCGCTGACACCCTTGAGTTCTACCTCTTCGCCTTCTACGGCCTGAGCATTCAGGATCCGGGCGGGTGCAGCTGGGTCCAGGACGTCCAGTAACCTCTCTTAGGTTTCCCCCGGTAAGCACTGCGCTCGGGCGCAGATGGCTGCCGGGGGATCCCACCTTTAGGAAATCATGGCCATTACCCTCACAGAACTGATCGCCCGTAGCAAGCAACTTGCTGATATGGAAAACGGGAACTTCGTCAGTGACGACGAGTGGACGCATTTCATCAACGATGAGATAGCAGATGTCTACGCCCAGCTGGTGAACGTGGACGATGGCGAGCTTTTCGGTGCGGTAGCTCCCACCCTGGCGCAGATCGGTGACAACGCCTATCAGCTGCCCTCAGATTTTATGCGGCTCGTGGATGTCAACATCTACACGGCCGCGCGCTGGGTGCCCGCATGCGAGGCCGACCCACAGGAGTACTACCAGCTCCTTTCCGACACCTACACAGGCGACTACGACACGTCGTACTTCCTGAAGCTCAACATCGCGCAGGACCGCTACGAGCTGTTCATCTTCCCAGCCAAGGACACGTCCAAGATCGGCGTGCGGTACATTCCCGCCGCGACGATACTGTCCCTCGGGAGCGATACGCTCAACTGGCCCTCCAACTGGCACCAAGCCGTAGAGGCCGGAGCAGCAGCGAAGGCACTGATCAAGGAAGAGTCGGACCCCACTGGTAACCTCATGGCCCGCGACAGAGTTGTCGCGCGAGCCCTCAAGGACGTCCGCTCACAGAAGGTGTCGCAAGTCAAGACCCTGCGCCAGCTGGGCAACAGGGGCGGCATTCGGAGACGTCTTCCGAGGATCAACTAGTGGCGACTTTCGACTTTCAGAAGCTCGGCAACGACAGGTTCTCCCAGAACATCAAGCGCTCCGTGAACAACCCCACGGGGTCCATTGTAACTGGCGACATCACCAAGGGTGAGATCGTTGCGCTGACCTTCGATGCAGAGACAGAGGCGACGCAGACCGTGTCCTCTCGCCGCACTGGTGCGGTCCTGATCAACACCTCCCTTGACGGCCTGTGTGAGATTCACTGGACCGTGACGGGGACGACCCTTTCCGCCGTGCTCAACACCGGTCGGTCGGGCACCCTGGAGTTTTGGGTATTCTGATGGCAGGCAAGCAACCAGGTACCGGACTAGACCGCGCAACCAAGTCGATCCCCCTCGCGGGCGGCATCACTGAGGAGGTCGATGACTTCCTGCTTGAGCCGAGCGGCATGCAGTACATGGAGAACCTCCGGTTCACCAAGAAGGACGTCGCGGAGAAGCGTCGCGGGAACAAGGCCGGCGTTGCAACCGGGCTTTCCAACTACACCACCGATGCGTACGGCATGTGGTCGCAAGGCACCACCGTGGCCCTCGTCGGAAACGACGAAGTGTGTACCTCGCGTGACAGCGGGGACAGCTGGACCACCTACGCCCAGCCGACTGACGTCCTGGGTATCGAGAGCGTCCTCCGCACCGCAGAGGCTGCAGGCGGAGCCAACTACTCATGGGCCCCGATCGGGAACTACACCGACGCCGCGGTCGACGTCTGGGACATCGTTGGGTACGTCGTCGCGTTCGAGCGCATCGAGCACAACCCCGTCACCACCCGCACCATCAGGTCCGTGATCGTGCAAGTATACGACCTTGAAGGTCGGATGATCGAAGAGACAACCTGGGCCGGAAACAGCGGCCCCAAGTGTACCGCCTCCGACACCATTGCCTACGTCAACATGGTTGACACGGGCGGGGACATCAACTCCTACTACGTCAACACCTCCTTGACACTCACGGCCATGAGCAGCGACGCGGTGGACGTCAGACTGTTCGCCCCGGAGTACAACCCCACCAACCGCGGCTTCGGCTCCGTCGGCGTTGGCGAGCGGCTGTTCGACGACATGCGCCTCGGGTGGGCTAAAGACCTGAACTACTACACCGCCAACTACGAGCAGTTCAACCGCCTCACGGACCAATACGGCGTGTGGGGCTACAAGACAGACGCGGCGGGAACCATCAAGGTGGTCCGCACATTCGTCAACACCCCAACGGGCTCCACGGTCACCGTCTACACCGACACCAGCACCGTCTTTGGGCGCCTCCTGGACGTGTGCCACGGCGTTGATAACATCTACGTGCTCTGGTCCAAGACCAACACCGACATCACCACGCTGCAGACCAGCATCTACGTCACGCGGTATAACACCAGCCTGGCTTCCCCCTCTGTACTCACCGTTGAGTCGGCTCAGACCTGCATGGCTATCAACGGGTCCATCCGTGAGGACAGCAACGGGGACGTGTGCATCGCGTACACCCGGGCCGCGGGCCATGTAGAAGATAACATGGGGCAGACCACCGGCGATCACCGCACCAACTGGCGCGTGTACGACGCCACCGGCTGGCCAACCCCGACGCTCAACGATGCGGGACAGCTCTACTCACATCGGCTGTGTTCCAACATCGCGATCGACCAGGACGACATTGCCTACTTCACCGTGCAGCAGTGGGCCAACTCTGTCTCTTATACACATCTGACGCTGCCGACGAGCGATCTAGTGTAGATCTCGG